TGCAACATGCTTTTTCAAGCGTCTTAACTCAATACTGCAACAAGAAAGAATAGAAGCAGATAAAAAAGTCTTAGCACAACTTATTGGAAATCATTTTCCTGATTGGAGAAGAGTTCTTAATGAATGTCAAAGATATTCTGTTGGTGGTAAGATAGATAGTGGTATCTTAGCCACATTTACAGATGTTGCAGTAAATGATCTTATTAAAAACCTTAAGACAAAAAATTTCACTGAAGTTCGTAAATGGGTGGTCAATAGTTTGGATAATGATTCTGGTGTACTACTTCGTCGCGTCTATGATAATTTGTATGAATCCCTTATACCTTCTAGCATCCCTGCAGCAGTCCTTATTATTGCAAAATATCAATACCAAATAGCATTTGTTGCAGATCAGGAAATAAACATGTTAGCATGTTTAACAGAAATCATGGTGGAGTGTGAATTCAAATGAAGAAAGGATTAAAAACTCCTCTAAGATATCCAGGTGGCAAGTCAAGAGCTTGTGGTAAGATGTCTCAATACTTTCCTAATCTTAAAGATTATACTGAGTATAGAGAACCATTCTTAGGTGGTGGTAGTGTGGCAATATATGTTAGTCAGATGTATCCACATCTAAAGATTACTGTTAATGATTTGTATGAACCATTGATGAACTTCTGGTCTAATCTTCAGATGTTTGGTGATGATTTATATACTGAATTAAAAAATATAAAAACCACTTATTGCAATCAAGACTCTGCAAGATGTTTATTTTCAGAGATGAAAAATTTTATTAATGATAAAACTAAAACTGACTTTGAAAGAGCAGTTGCTTTCTATGTTGTAAATAAGTGTAGTTTTTCTGGTCTTACTGAGTCATCTTCTTTCTCAGCACAAGCAAGTGATTCTAACTTTTCTATGAGGGGTATAGAAAAGTTGCCTGAATATTCAGAGATCATATCACACTGGCATATCAATCAATATTCATATGAGTATTGTTTTAGAACAGATGTTCATGATGGATTGTTTATGTATCTAGATCCTCCTTATGATATAAAGGATAATCTTTATGGACACAAGGGATCTATGCATAAGAAATTTGATCATGATAAATTTGCTGAAGATTGTTCTAATAGTTCAATACCTCAGATGATTAGTTACAATTCTGATCAGTTAGTGAAGGATAGATTTGAAGATTGGAATACTACTGAGTTTGATCTTACCTATAGTATGAGATCTGTTGGTGAATATATGAGAGAACAAAAAGAAAGAAAAGAACTATTGCTACTTAATTATGGAACTAAAGGATTGGCTTAATTCTATCAATTTCACTAAGGAAGATTTATCTGAAGATATAAAAAATTATCCACCATACATTGTCAACAGATGTTTATCAGGACATATTGATTGTGTCATGTATTCAAATGAAATGAATAAATATCCTGATTTAGATAAAGATATGCAATATTCATTTTATCTAAATAGTGTGAGGAAAAGGAAAAGATTTTCTCCTTGGATTCGTAAAGACAAAGTTGAAGATTTAGAATGCATAAAAAAGTATTATGGGTATAGTAATGAAAAAGCATCCCAAGCACTTAAAATTCTAGATAGACAACAATTGAACTTTATTAAACAACGACTTGAAACTGGTGGAACAAAATGACTACAACAACTGAACCACAGGTAAATTGGTCTCCTAATATGATGGTTGAGGTTCTTTTGAATGAACCAGATGACTTTTTAAAAGTTCGTGAAACTTTAACTAGAATAGGAGTTGCATCTAGAAAGGAAAAAAAATTATATCAAAGTTGTCATATCTTACATAAACAAGGAAGATACTATCTTGTGCATTTCAAAGAACTATTTGCACTAGATGGTAAACGTGCCAATTTAACTGTAAATGATGTTCAAAGACGTAATCGCATAACAAAATTATTATCTGATTGGGGATTGATTAGTATTGTGAAGGATGATTCAGTTATGGATATAGCTCCACTAAATCAAATTAAAGTTCTTTCATATAAAGATAAAGGTGATTGGGTGTTGGAACAAAAATATAATATAGGTAAAAAAACTAAAGTGCAGGAAACCACACCTGAATAAAAAGACTTTCTTGTATAATTAGTATTGGATGCCTTAGGGGTCCACTATTAACTAAAGACGCTTACGGAGGTCTATTATGTTTGGTCCTAATTCACTTACTTTGTCTGTTCCAGAGACAGCAAAATACCTTGACACTATTCACAGAAATAGTATAGGTCTAGAGGATTGGATGAGAAGACTTGACAATGCTTTTGAAGCAGGAGATGTCAACTATCCACCCTACAATCTTGTAAAAGAATCTGACACAAGATATAGATTAGAACTTGCTATTGCAGGATTTTCTAAAGATGATGTTGAGGTTACTACAGAATCTAATAAACTTACTGTAGAAGGAAAACAAAAAAATGTTGATGCTGATGAGTATGTTTACAGAGGATTAGCCTCTAGAGCATTTGCTAGAACATGGACTTTATCTGATGATGTTGAAGTTAGTGAAGTAGACTTTACAAATGGTCTACTTACTGTTAGATTAAATAAAATTATACCAGAGCATCAGAAGAGAAAAGTATATGAAATCAAAGGAGTCTCGTAAACTCACAGCAGAGGAGATAGGATATAAAACCACAGATAAAATACGTAAGATGTGGTTACTTAATCCACATGACCATCATTTCTTATATGTAAGGGATGATGGTTCTTTTTATGGGTTTACTCATATCAAAGGAGAGGACCCAGAGGAGTGGTTCTGGGAGGCACATGGTATACAATTAGAATTGTTTCCACCAGAACCACCTAAAAAAATTGAAGTAGGTACAGATGCACCACATCATAACATGTTAGAAAAATATTATGGTAAAGACTGGAAACCCACTCCAGTTGAAGGATTGGAGGATCATTTCTAATGAGATTAGGAGTTATGTGTTCTGGAGAAGGAACTAATTTTGAGAACATAGTTCATTCATGCCCAAAGCATGATGTTGTGCTTATGGTGTACAACAAAAAGAAAGCCAAAGCAAGGAAGAGAGCAGAGAGATTAGACATACCTGCTGTTTATAGTAAGGATGAAGATCATATTATCAAAATTTTTCATGCATATGAAGTTGATATGATTGTGATGGCAGGGTGGATGAAGATAGTATCTAAGAAATTTGTTGATGAATTTCCTGGTAGAATTATAAATCTTCATCCATCTTTGTTGCCTAAGTATAAAGGGTTACATGCTATTGAACAAGCACTTAAAGCAGGTGAATGTGAAACAGGATGCACAGTTCATTTTGTTAATGAGTATCTTGACTCAGGCGCCATAATAATGCAGCAAGAGGTTCCTATTCTTCCTGGTGAAACAGTTGAGTCTCTAACAAGAGCAGTTCAACAGTGTGAACATAACCTTTTACCTTTAGTTCTTAATGCATTCTAATGTTTGATGTGCCCAAGTATACAAATAAGCATCCCATATTTCCTCATCATAATACAGTTGACTTAATGTATGATGCCATAAACAATGGATGTGAGAGAAAGGATTGGTATGCATACCTTGATTTCATAAGTGAGAATCAATATGATTTTAGAGGAGGTTGACTATTGATATTTTTATTGTTAAAATCATAAAAGGTAATATTATATTATGACTATAAAACTTGCTATTTTAAGATCAGGAGAAGATATAATTGCAGACATGCAAGAGATGGTTGTGGGTGATGATAAAAGAGTAGTTGGTTATTTTCTCACAAGACCATGTGGAGTTACACTGAAAAATAAATTATTAGACGTAAATGAAGATGAAAAAGAATCTTATGAATTAAAATTATTTCCCTGGTGTCCATTGACTAAAGATGAAGTCATACCAATAACAACTGAATGGATAGTAACTATAGTGGAACCTATAGATAAATTAAAAGAAATGTATGAAAAAGAGGTATTAAAAAATGAACCAAGTAAAAGTTTTAGTTCTGACAAATCAACAGATTCTAGTAAGTCAGATTGAGGAGGTTTCTCCTCTTGATATTGGAGATCCTAATTGCAAATTAATAGAACCATTTGTTTTAAATAATGATGGCACACTATCCCCATGGTTGGTTGATGTTACAAATGAAAATGAATTTATGATATGTTCTGATAAAATACTTACATTAGTAGATGCTAAACCAACTTTACTTGAGAAATATCAAAACATAATTAAATGAGATTTTACACTAATGTTCAATTGATTGGGAACAAGTTTTTAGTTCGTGGTTATGACAATGGTGAACATGTTCAATTTAGGGAAGATTATAACCCAACTCTATTTGTTCCCACTAAGAAAGAATCTAAGTATAGAACACTAGAGGGTGAAAGAGTTGAGGCTATTCAACCTGGTGCTGTGCGTGATTGTAGAGAGTTTTATAAAAAGTATCAGGATGTAGAGGGATTTAAAATATATGGTAATGATAGATATGTGTCTCAATACATTTCTGACAAGTATCCAGAGGATGAGATTAAATTTGATATATCTAAAATTAGATTAGTTACTCTTGATATTGAGGTTAAGTCTGAGAATGGTTTTCCTGATCCAGAAACTGCAGATCAGGAGATTCTATTGATATCACTTCAAGATTATAACACCAAGCAGATTATAACTTGGGGTGTAAATTCATTTGTCAACAAGCAAAAGAATGTAAATTATATTGAGTGTATCAATGAGTGGACATTACTTCAAAGGTTTATTGATTATTGGAATTCTAACATACCTGATGTAGTAACTGGGTGGAACATAGAGTATTATGATATTCCATATCTATCAAAAAGATTGAATAGAGTGCTTGGTGAGAGGGAGATGAAGATGTTGTCCCCTTGGGGAATGAATACTGAAAATGAAATTTATATTAAAGGTAGAAGACATCTTTATTATGATGTTGCTGGACTTACTCAATTAGATTATCTTTCTTTATATAAGAAGTTTACATACAAAGCACAAGAGTCTTATAGACTTGACTATATTGCTGGTGTAGAATTAGGTCAAAAGAAACTAGATCACAGTGAGTTTGATACTTTTAAAGATTTTTATACTAATGGGTGGCAAAAGTTTGTAGAATACAATATAATTGATGTAGAACTTGTTGATCGTTTAGAAGACAAGATGAAACTGATTGAACTGGCATTGACCATGGCATATGATGCCAAGGTTAATTTTGCAGATGTGTTCTT